TCTTTGAGTGCTTGTTCCATGAATACTAATTTCATGTATGATGGATACTCTGCTCCAAAGTTTTTAGATGCTTTTGCTTCAGAAATTAAATTCCTTACTTTATTGTGCATGGTTTGAGTTTGGTTTTTGTTCAAGCCTTTGATGTTCAAGTCAACTTCAAAGTTTTCTTTTAAAGCCTTGACTGCAACTTCTTGCTTGTTTAAATCATTAAGTTTCATATTAAGTTCCTAGTAATCTGTCGTAGATATAATGTATTTATCGTTGTCCGCTGAATTTCTGGAAGTTTTGTAGCGGTTCTTCTTATGTTCTGCAAAAATTCTACGTTGTTGTTCTTTAGATGTATTTATGAGTCCTTCTAACCTTATTACAATTTGTTTTTTCTTTTCTAAATCATGTTGTAGTTTAGTCAATTGTATGAGTCTCAAGTCTAAATCGTTTGTTTTTGTTTTGTATCCGCGAGTATGAACAGCAATATCTAAATTAATAGAACCTAGTTGTCCGTCTAACTTATACACTTTAAATGCATTCTCACTTTGTTTGTTATGTTGAAACACACAAAATGCCATAGCATTTCTTGCAGTGAGAAATTCAGGTGAACTCTCCCAATGAGATTCAGCAACAGTAAACAATCCAGTATTCTTTTGATTGCGTATTTTAAACTTGCCAAATGCTTTAATACCATTGTTATCATTACTGATATAAAGATGTTGTAATTCTTTAATCATCTCGGCTTTAAACATCTGTTTAATTTTATCTCTAGCATCATTCACATTTGTCTTCTTTCTCATACATTCTCCATAAAGTATATATTATTTAACTCAGGTGTAGTGTCTAAAAAACTAGGCAAGTCTACACTTTCTGTTCCGCATGTTAACATAGGTATCTCATGGCAATCTTTTGTAAGAAAACCTAACGAATCTATGCTGTCATTAAATACCGAATTGTTTTGTACTTTAAAATCAAACTTCCAATAATAGATATTTTGTTTTTCCATTAAAAAACCGAATGGGTTGTTTCCTGTATTGTCTTCTACTCTATGTGGATAATGTAATATTTCTGGATTAGCACGTAAACTAACACATTGTAATATAGTGTCAAAATTTGCTTGTGAATTTCTTTGAACTATCCATAACTTATGATTGTCTCCAACAGGCTTCGATCTGTTGAGAACATTAGTCTGAGTAATATCAAATAATGTGTAACAAGTTATAGTTTTCATATTACTATTTAGTAGCCAAAAAAAAGCCTCTAATAAAAGAGGCTATTAATTTAATGTGTTATTTAGGTAACTTACCGTATGGGTTTTTGTACTTTAAGTACTTAGGTGTATCTTTAGCACTTCTTACTGTCCAGTAAAAAACTATAAAGTTTAATCCTGGTACTATGAAGCCTAACTGCCACCAACCACTGTGACCTCTGTCATGTAGTCTTCTTGCTGTTAGTGATATACTTTGAACTAAAGTTGCAAATAAAAATAACATTACTAACACTCCACTGTCGTTGTTTCCACTAAATGGTTCTAACATACTAAAGAATGTAAGTCCTATTACATAATAGTCTACTGCCATAAGTAGACCTGCTACTATACAGGCGTATAGTGTGAAATACCAGAACTCTGGTCTGTTACTTCTGCCGTCAAAATCTGTTGCTCTTGTGACCAACACCGTTTTCATTGTATCAATAAAATGATTTATTATATTCAAGTTTTCTCCTTATATAAATGATTGAATTACATACATATTTAGTGACTTCAATTGCCAGCCAAAAAAAAGCAGACCGAAGTCTGCTTTTAATTATTAACTAAAACTTAGTTAGAGTTAAATGTAACGCCTGTAGCAGAAGTTGTAACTGCATAGTTCAGAGCACCTGCCGCTGATAAAGCCGCATCTAAGTCTCCACCGTTAGTAAAGTCCCATGCTTCTGTTGGGTACAATGCTAGGTTTAGCTTGTTAGCCGCCGCGCCGCCTGAAGAATCCATTTCATAAATCGCTATTGTTGATTTACCTTGAATTATCTGAATTGTTTTAAGTAAGTCAGCTCCAGGTAGAGCCGCTACCGCAGATCCTGTGAAAGTTACGATACCAAACTGAAGTTTAGGACCTTGTATATTAACTGCTTCGCCAGTTGTGTATGCATTTAATCCACCGTTAGTGTAAGATGATGCATCCATGTGAAAGACTGGTTTAAAGTCACCATTTGCTTTTGTAAATTGTGCCATTTTTCTATTCCTTTTGTTTTAGAAGTACACGTTCCATGCACTTCGTCTATTAAATTGAAACTCACACCCGTGAGATTCATACTAATATTTAGTCCTTTGTAAGAAAAATAAGGTAGTTGGTTAGCCTCGGGCGGCTAGATTTTGACGAGCAAAGCCCATTCTGTTAACAAATTTGAGTCCGTTAGCAACAAAACCTTCGTGTGTTTCAGTGCCATCATCTAAGAATCCTTTGACAGGACTAGACTTTGCGGCGTTATCAAGTTGCTCGACAACGTTTTGTTTAAGATTGTATAGAGCAATCCATATTTTAAATGCTCCTATGATGCCTTCTTTATGTGCTTCAAAATGCATCATAAGTTTGTTTCTCATTGAGTCAGTCATCTTTCTATGTGTGACAAATTCAATGAAGTCATTGTATAAATTTTGTAGATCACCTGACACAATCTTTTTATTAACAAAGACAGTAAACAACATATTGAATCCATTACGTGCTTGAGGTGCTGTTTGAAATAGTGCTTTAACTTTAGCACCGTTTTGATTAATTTCTGCTTCTGCTTTTTTCTTTAGATCACTATTGAGTTTTAAGTTAGGTGTAATAGGCATCTTACTAGGTACGATTGCAACTTCTGAATTTTGCTTTAATGTACCGATGCTTCCGTTAAGTGATTCTGCTTCATCAGTTGTCATTGCATTCGGTGGAATAAATTGATGTACTGCGATGGCAGCCTGTTTATCAGAAAGTAGATGGCCAATCTCACTCTTAGCATCAACTGTATATGTGATGCCACCAGGGTTTGCTTTAAATTTATATATGCCGTCATTTTCTACTAACGGCTCACTAAACAATAAGTCTCCCCAATAGAAGCCTGTTGCTCCTCTGTCTGATGCTTCAAGTCCAGGCCAGACTCTTGCGATAATACTATACAAGTCTCCCCTGTTTACTTGCCGACCATCATCATATGCTTTAAATTCTTCTGGTGAAAATACTTGTCTACCTGTACCATCTTTCTTATTGAACATATGCTTGTCCATAACAGAGAATCTGCCGTCTTTACCACGGCCGAAGATCAATGCAGGATAACCGTCCCATTTGATTGTAATGGTTCCGGGTTGTTTAATAGTATTTTCTATTTGTGTGATTGCTTGTCTGGCGCCTTGTTCATCACCTAGAAACACAAGGTCTTCTGGATGTTCTAAGTGTCCAGCACCTTCATTTAAATTAATTTTTTCTAGTTGTCGTAATGACTTAGCAATGACTTCTGAGAGGCTCACTGTTATCTCGTTTTCAATAGTGCGATTTTTTCTGCTCGTATTGCTGAATTAGTTTGAGACTCTGCTACGTTTGCTTTTGCTGGTGCTACTGGTGCTACCGGGACGCCTCTCTTGGCTTTTTGTTTTTTAATCAGTTGTTGAGTTAATGCTTTTTGTACTTGTGCCGGAGCCATTTGCTTACTCTGTACGTCTTGCCATTGTGCACCTTTCCATATATAGCTTCTATTGCCCATAGTATCTTGTGTGCCAACTGGAATTTTTATTTTCTTAGCGTCTGGTGCCACTGGTTGCTGACCAGAGACTTTATCTGTAAGACTTGCTTTAATACTTCCATCGGCGTCGTCTGCGTTTTCGGCACCTTTAGGTACAGTTGACTTGGGAGAAGATGAAGATATAGCCCATGCACCGTCGCCTAATTGCTTAAGAATATTTCTATCAATGTTTGGTTTTTCTGGATTCGGAGAGTTATCATATTCTACTTGTAGTTTGTCGAATATCTCTTTAAACACATCTTTACTTTTACTAAGTTCAACTCCTTGCATCCACTGGCCGAACCAGTCTGATAAAAATTCGTGTAATTGTCTGCCGCCACCTGGATTAGATGTTTCGCCGTTGTTTTCAATTATACTTTCTAAGATTCTATCTAGTGAAATATAAGATTCTGCATATTGTCTGCCACTCTGATTACCCTTAATGAATTTACCTGTTTTAGGGTCTATCATTCTGCCAGGCTTCTGGCCCGGACTTAACTTTGGCTCAGGCATGCCTTGCCTTCTATATGTAGGTTCGTTGTATTTGTCATACGGCTTTTTGATGTCTGCACCTGTGTCTACAGGGTTTGGATGAATAATTAGTCCTGACTTAAGGCCTGCATCAATGGATGATATTACATCACTCATAAAGTCTGCCATAAAGAGTTTCTTTGCTAGTTTATCTACGTAAGTAACTTCTCCGCCTGTACTAAGTCCTTTCATTACTTTAGGATCAGGAGCAACGTTGCCACCTTTTTGGCGACCAAACATTTTATTGCCTATGTCACCTAAGAAGTTTTCTTTTACTATTACATCATCGAATTTCATTTAAATACTTATCCATTAAATTTTTTAATCGTTTTTGAAAAACGACTCTTGTCTCTTCCTCGGATAGCACTTAGTAATTTCTTTTCTAGTTGTTCAGCCTGACCATCATCATAATTACGTTGGATAAATTCAATTAGATTAACAGCACTAGTGATGATATTATTGCCGCGTGATTCGACAATATGCGGAATGTCTCGGTTAGTACCGAAATTTTCTAGTTCTTCTAGCAGGCTCTTTGTTTTCTTTTGCATAAGTGTAATTCCTTACTACTATTTAGTCTTGGGTAACCAAAATGGATATTATTTGTCTTTCAATGTGTTCAGTAATGACTTGAGTTTAGTACTTTGCACATCACCATTTACTTTCTTTTGTTGTGTATCAACTTGTTCATGTACTGCTTGATCAGTTGCTCCTACTTGTGATGTTGTTTTAAACTTATCCATGATTGATTGTGCAGACGGTTGTGCTGTATTCTGAGTTGGAGCATTAGTACCGGGGTCTGTGATACGTAATGTGTCAACATCAAATGCTAGTTCGACTTTTTGTCCTACACCTGCACTTGATCTTGTCTTCATTAACTGAATCTGATACTGTCCACGTTCTCTCATGCTACGTGATGTAAAGATACCGAACACATTGTCTGCTGTGTTAATCTTACTGATACCACCTGAGATATGACTGTGATCAAATTCAATTTCTTCTACTGCACTTCTGTTTAACTGTGATGCAGTTACAAAGATTATATCCAACTCTTTTGCTAAGTTACGTAATTCTTCTGAGACATACTTGTCTTTAACAAACAAGTCACTAGGACTTACTTTAGCACTTACAGGCATTAACAAATCTAAATAGTCAACACACATAAAGTCTAGTTTCTTTCCTGTTTGTATTTGCAGTTCTCTAGTGAATGCTCTAAGATCATTGACTGTAGACTGAGCCGGCATATACTTAATTTGAAAGTTTCCAGATGCTTTTTGTTTCATCTTTACTTTCATTTCAACATTGTCCAAGTCTCTGAACACTTCTTTTGTTTTAGTATCAGTCAACATTGAATCGACACGCATTGCTGATAGTTCTTCACTTAACTCTAGTGTGACGTACACACCTGATAAGCCTTGCTCTACCCAATTGACAGATAGATTTTGCATGAACAATGACTTGCCTGAACCTGAACCCCCTGCAAAGATTTGTAGTTCACCTTTGTTGAATCCACCATAGAGTTTTTGATCTAAACAAGGCCAGCCAGTAGATGCTTGACCGTTACTTGATTTCAAATGCATAAGACGACCTCTTGGGTCAGCAAAGTAATCGATACCTAAATCTCTTTGTAATGATATTTGAACTGCATCTTTGATTAACTTCTCAACAGGATCATAATCACCTTTATCTAAAAGGTCTGCTGACTCCATGATTGCTCTTTCTAGTTCTTGTCTACGAGTGAATGATTCAAACTCATTCATAAACCATTCATAATGACCTTCATCTAAATCAGCAACTGGATCGATTGTCTCACCTGTTGTTGCTTTAATTTGTGTTGAGTCAGGCAATACTTTATAATCAGTAGAGTGTTCTCTCATAAACTCTGCAACAGGTCTTAGTCTACGATCAAAGTTTTCAGAATTGAAGATGTTAGTAACTCTAACAAACAACTCTGCGTTTGTTACCATCATTCGCAAGAACAATTCTTGTACGTCTGCGTTAAATTCTTTTAGCAATTTTATTCCTCATAACTTCTACTTTGACTTTACTGTTTGTAGCGGCGTCTAATATACTTAGTAGTGTATTCAGACGACCATATTTAATTACTGCATCGTTTGCATCTTTAATGTCTTCTGACCAATTGGGTAGAGACACATCATAACCTAATTCTAATGCTCTTTCGCATATACCTAATCCTGTTTTGTCCTGATCAGGAACAACAATAACACGTTTGCCCAATTTGTTAATTACAGCAACTTGATTATCATTAACTGTATCATGTGTTAATGCTAATCCATTCATTGAGATTGCATCAAAGATGCCTTCAAACACTAAGACAACTTCCCAATCTTCTTTCTGTAAGTCTGTGCCAAACACATAACCCTGTTGTTGATCGTTAATGAACTTAGGATTTCTATCATCCATGAATCTAATTGTACTACCAACGACTTTG